AAGTATGTTAGACAATGGTTAGGTATTGGATTTAAGACTGGACAAGGTGAACTAGACTATCTACAAAGTGAAGAAAAGTTCAAATACAAAAAACCTCAAACTAAACCATATCCTATTTCAGCAACAATGGATTATAATCAAAAACAAATTGTACAATCGTTGTTAGAAAAGAAAAGAGATGAACACGAAGAGGGCTCTGAAGAATATGAACATTATAAAACGCAGTTGGAGTATTTGGAAGATTTAGATGATACTGATACAGGAATTTTATATGAAACATCAGATGGTAGGATAGGATTTAAACATACATCAAATAAAAAAGGTTGGACAGACCCTCATAATAATACTTCTGTTAGAAAGAAGGGGCAAAAGATTTCAAAAGCAGTTGATGCTAATGAAGATTTATCAGATAGTGACAGAGAGAAAGTTGTAGAGGCTACAACCAATGCTGTAGAAAGAGCTGCTACAACAGTTGATAATGCTGAAACAGCTGTTGGTCAAGATTCCCAAAATTTATCTTCAGAAGCAGTAGAGGGTGTTGGTAAAATTTTTGAATTTTTTGAGCCAAGAAGAATTGACTATGCTCAAGAAATGAGAACAAATCCAGCTATGAAAAAGAAGCTGGAGAGTAAAGGTATAGATCCTGAAAAAGCAACCGAACAAGAAATAGCTGAAGCAGTCATTGAGATGGTAAAGGATGGTAGTGCTACTCAAGACATACAGAAGATGATACTAAAAACTTCTGATGTTGTTTCTAGAGTTCGTCAGCTAAACAAAGTTGGACTAAAACAATATGGTGGTCCTATGTCCGTTTCACAGATAGCAAAACATCTAAAAATGTCAGAAGCTGCTGTAAAGGAATGTTTAGATTCTAAGTTAGACGATATTGAAGACACAAGCAGAAAGAGAAAAGATTCTATGAATGTTGCTCACGAACAATTGGTTGGGGATTTACAAAAAGCTGATTCTGAATTAGACTCTGATTCATACCCTAATAATCCTGATGGTGATAATGGTCCCAATCAGAGAGCTTATGTACAATCTTTCATGGATGAGATACATTTTACAAGATATATCAATGGTGAACTTGAGGGTATACAATCAATAAACATAGGTGGTACTTCAGTAAGCCCGACAGAGTTTAGAGAGTGTTGTGCCGAATTATCTAATTTTGATGGTGATATAGAATCTGAACAAGGTAGAAAAGACTTGATGAATCACCTACAGAAAAGATTAAGAGTTTCACCAGACGATGACGCTGTGTCATTTGGAAGTAAAGAAGGTGGTGAAGAGAAGGAATTAGGAAGAGAGTCTTATAGAACAAAAGGTAAAGCAAAATCTATTCTAGCACACTTAGGTAAAGATATGATAAAATGTTTAAAGAGTAAAAACTAATGAAAACACAACTACTTTGCACATTCACCCAAAAAGAAAATCTAAACGATATTCTTGACCTAATCATTTTATGTAATGATATACTCTACGATAAGATATATGTATTTCAGAATGGTAAAGACCACAACCAACTAATCTGTACCTACAATGTTGAGTACGATGGTGATAATCATCCTGAAGATATTCCAAATACGATATCATTACATAGAAAGAAACAAAGCAACACACTATACACAATCAATGCTCTGAACGAAGTTATCAGAGAACTGAATGGTGGTGTGCTTGATAAAAGATTTCCTATACCTTGGGATGATTACTATAATAGTTTATTACTAACAAATGAGAACGGACTTAACAAAATACCGACAAAGATACACAGTATTGTTGATACAAAAAATTATAAAGAAAAGTAAAAAAATAATTGTATTTGGTTTTACAACCATATACTTATTATCAAATGGTTACAACAGTAACTTGAAAATGCTAATTAACTAATAAGGAGAATAAAAAATGGATATTAATTCTATTCGTAAGCGTCTTAATCAACTTCAAACAACAAACAATAGGACTTCAAACCTATGGAAACCACAACCAGGAAAACAGGTCATTAGAGTGTTACCTTACAAGCACAATAAGGATAATCCTTTTATTGAGTTGTTCTTTCATTTCGGTTTGAATAACAAAACCTATCTCTCACCAATCTCTTTTGGTCGTCCAGACCCAATCGAAGAGTTTGCTCAGAAGCTAAAGACTAGCGGTAACAGAGAAGAGTATCAGATGGCTCGTAAGTTAGAAGCCAAAATGAGAACTTTTGCTCCTGTCATCGTTAGAGGTGAAGAGGCACAAGGTGTTCGTTTTTGGGGATTTGGTAAGACTGTCTATCAAGAACTACTTTCAGTAATTGCAGACCCTGACTATGGTGATATCACAGATGCCGTAAGTGGTCGTGATGTTTCAGTAGAGTTCATTACTGCTGAAGAAAGTGGTGCTTCCTTTCCTAAGACTTCCATTCGTGTTAAGCCTAATCAGACTCCAATCGTAGAGGATAAGGCACAATTGGAAAATCTCTTAGAAAACCAAAAAGACATTACTGAATTATATCAGGAATTATCTTATGAGGAACTTACAGATGTTCTTAACACTTGGTTGAATCCAGATGATGCATCAACCGATGAAAAGACTGAAACTGAAGTTTCGTCAGTAGTAGCTGACTCAGCAAAAGTTGAAGATGCTAGTGCTGCATTTGATGAGTTATTCAATAAGTAAATAAAGTGTAGTGGGTGTTGAAGCCAACACTAATAAAACCGAGTGTGTGCATCCAGTATAGGAATAAAAGCCGGACACACCCACTATTTAACAGGAGAAATATATGTCAGTTAAAGATGATTTAGCTGGGGTTCTAGCCGACTCTCTAAATAAGAAATTCAAAGATTACAAAGTTGCTTACTTCTTAGATGGTACAGATAATACACCTACAGATGTAAAAGAGTTTGTTTCAACAGGTTCAACTATGTTGGATTTGGCTATTTCTAATCGCCCTAATGGTGGTATTGCAGTTGGTAGAATCACAGAACTCAATGGTTTGGAAAGTAGTGGTAAATCTCTAATCGGTGCTCATCTACTCGCAGAGACTCAGAAAAAAGGTGGTGTCGCTGTTTATATAGATACAGAGACAGCTGTTAGTGAAGATTTCTTAGGTGTGATAGGTGTGGATATAAATAAGATGTTGTATCTTCACTTAGAAACCGTAGAGGATATATTCGAAGCTATCGAAGAGATTGTAACAAAGGTAAGAGAATCAGATAAGGATAGGTTAGTAACTATCTTAGTTGATTCATTAGCTGCTGCTACAACAAAGGTTGAGTTAAATGCCGACTATGATAAAGATGGTTGGGCTACATCAAAGGCTATTGTAATATCTAAAGCTATGAGAAAGATTACTCAGATGATTGGTAGACAAAGAATCGCTTTGGTATTTACAAATCAGTTAAGACAAAAGCTTGGTGTAATGTTTGGAGACCCTTGGACAACAAGTGGTGGAAAGGCATTACCTTTTCACTCTTCTACTCGTATCAGACTAAAGAACAAAGGTCAGATAAAAGATAGTAAGAAAAATGTCATCGGAATGACTATTCTCGCACAGGTGATAAAGAATAGATTGGGTCCTCCGTTGAGAAAAGCGGAGTTCCCTCTCTATTTCGAAAGTGGTATTGATGATGAGGGTAGTTGGTTACAGGTTCTCAAAGAACATAATCTAGCTAAAGTTGGTGGTGCATGGTATACTATGAAAGACCACAATGGTGAAGAGATTAAGTTTCAATCTAAGGATTGGGCTGAGAAGCTGGAAGATGAGGAGTTCAAATCTTATTGTTATCAGTTGATATGTGATAAGATAATCCTTAAATATAACAAAGCTGAAATCGGTATCGATGATGTTGAGATTACAGATGAGGTGATTGGTGAGTAACTCAAAGTATTTATCGATACTTGAAGAAATAAAGAAAAAAGGCGGTGAGTTAGATTCGGAAGGACCTGACGATAAGGTATTGATTATAGATGGCTTGAATACATTCATAAGATGTTTCAGCGCTATACCAACTCTCAATGATGACGGAGCTCATGTTGGGGGAATAGTTGGTTTTCTTAGGTCAATCGGATACGCTATTAGGACTATTAGACCTACCCGAACTGTCATAGTATTTGATGGTAAAGGTGGGTCTAACCGCCGTAAGAAAATATTTCCAGAGTATAAGGCTGGTAGGAATATGTCAGAAAGACTTAATCGGTCTTATGATTTCAATACTAAGGAAGATGAACATCAATCTAT